ATGACTAAATTAACTCATTGGACACAAAGAGTCCTCCAATTTTTGGCATCAGAAACTGAAGACGACCGTATTTTATATGTAGGGAAGTTCAACGAGCTAATCGGCAATGGTTTCACTGAACGACAGGCATATATCAATCTGCACCGTGAGATTGTAGAGCCATTGCTTGAGAATGCTGACCTAACATGGGAAGAATATACCGAAGCAACTGCTAAGGCTATGACGCGTCCAACCTTATATGATGTAAAAGTATGGATCGAGCTTGCTGGTAAGATTGGAGCTTCTGCGGCTACAGGTAACTGGCACGCGGTTGAACATGACTGGGAATGGGACGTTCCAAGCAAATAACACAAAAAGCCCGTCTGGATTAAGTACCTTTGTACCTAGTCCAGACGGGCTTAATTTATATGTGGGCCAACTTGCGTATCTGTTTCAATGTCGCAAGTTGGCCCAATTTAAAACTAGTTAGCGAATGCAGCCTTCAGCCAGACCGACTCACCATTCATCTCTACTTCAATCGATGATCCAACGCGTTGCAATACCTTGTACTTACCATTCAAAGTGAAGTATTCCGGAACTCCGTTGTTACCAAGGCCGTTTTGGTCCGCCAATGGGTTACCATGACGGTCGGTCAACGTTACTGATACAGCCGGCATATCGTTGTGATAATCTGCTACTGGAATAGCCATATCATTGTTTCGAACGTACACACCACCCAGCTCATATTGCCAGCTATCTAGATAGAATACACCGTTAAACTCTGCCGAGTTATCTTGCGTGTTAGCGTCCAAGATTTCGACGTTCTTCTTGTTTACCCATGAGTAAATATCATCAAGTAACACACGGTCGCCATCAACTTCTAGCACTTTGTGTGGCTCACCCTTAACAAAGTCAGGAATAGCTTCACCAGTCGCATAGTTCTTTGCACTGAAGTTTACCTTAACAGTCATACTAGGCGCGATGTCTGCCTTTGGTGTATTATCAGCTTCCTTACCGGCAACAATTGCGGGAGTATCAGTGTTAGGCTTTTCAGGGTTTCCGTGCTTGTAACCATTGTCCGTAATACCAGTCAAGTCAACATTACCGTCCAATCCACCAGCAATGTATGATGCCGTGAATTGGAACAATTGTACATTATCAAATGAAGGAAAGTAATTATAGTTTGGCTCTGGCGTAACCTCGTAATTAGGATACTGAGCCAACCAAAGCGGGTACTTATTAGCAATCGCTTGCAGGTCAAGGTTTGACATCAAGAAATTCTTGTATCCGTATAGCACAGCTGTCTTTCCCTTTGATTGAATATAATCAAGTCCGTACATAACTACGTCTGTATTCGTTGCACCTTGCTCAATATCCAAAGCAAAGATAGCTCCCTGTGGCGTTTGGCTTTTTGCTAGATAGTGATCAATTACAGTTTTCATGGTTGCACGGTCAGTAACACCGTCTACGAAAATATAGTCATGTGCGCGTTTTCCTTGGGCGATTGCATACTGAACTTGTGTTGGATACGTGTATTGATCAACGTAGCCATGTCCAGCGTAGTAACCACCAATTTGAGCGATAGCAAACTTATCGTGACCATATCCAAACTTACCTTGTGCCCCTTGATAGATTGACCAGTCAACTCCTTGGTCACCCTTTGCGGCAAATGCCGTTGGTGTTGCTCCGGCAAATAAAAAGGCCGCCATTCCGGCGACCAACATTGTCTTCATCTTACCCATTATTGTCAACTCCTTTGTTGGCTTTCAACTCTTGCTCAATAGCTCCTTCAATCTGTGAATCAGAGAAGCGTCCGGTCAAACCGTTCGCATCAATCCGGCTCTTAACAAATTGAACTGCGTCTCGTTGCTTAGCGCTTCCTTGTCCTGGCCCCCAAGTCTTTTCAGCAATCGCGATACCTTGATTGATCCAATCGTAGAACATGGCTAAGTTTTCATTCTTGGTGTGGCTTTTAAGCCAACCAATTACGGCAGCTGCAACAACACCAAGAACACCAGTTTGTGCAATTCCAATTAACACATCAATTACTTTATTCATAATCGTTCATTCCTTTCGAACAATGTCTTGATTTGTTCATCAAGCTTAGCAAGATGGACTTCATGCTCCTTAAATTGAATTTGGGTGTCATCCTTAATATGCCCCAATATTTCTTTCAAGTCGTCAATTGCATTAGTTAATGTAGCAATTGGTTTTGAAAAACCAACCTTAATTGCCCAATTTACGGCGGTAGTTATCGCCGTAGCTATCGCTGTAATCAAAAAAAGAACAATCGTTACGACTGTTCCGGTATCAAAGCTCATTTGCTATTCCCCTCAATTTGTCTTTTTATTCGATACAGTGTTGAACGACTGTATCCGCTAATTTCTGACGCCTCTCTGTACGTCTTTTCTTGTAACAGCCTATATGCTTCTCTATGCCTATTAGTTAACCGTCGTTTGGGACGCCCCTCTCTGTAATGTGGGTTAATCGCCTTGGCACGAGCGCGTCCTTCTGCCAACCTATCAACAATCATGTCCCGTTCGAATTCGGCGAACGTTAGCATGATATTTCTCAACAAGTGGCCAGACGGCGAATTATCAAGTAACCCCAAGTTAAGCACATGCACCGTTATTCCCTTCTTGGTCAGCTTATCAATTATCTTGATACCTTCTCTCACCGAACGGGCCAGCCGATCAAGTTTCGTAACAACTAATACATCACCGCTAGTAATTATTCTTTCCAGCCGTTTCAACGCTGGTCTATTAGCCGTAGTCCCCGTAAACTTCTCACTGTATATCTTCTTTGCACCAAACCTTTTTAAGGCAGCTACCTGGCCTTCAAAATCCTGACCTTGCGAACTCACTCTGGCATAACCATATATCATTACATACACCTCCAATCTCAGTGTATCTAATTCGCAAACGTTTCAGGAACAATCAGTTCAACCGATACTTATTTTCGTGTTGGTAAGCCAATATTGTCACCCATAATCAGTTCATCAGTTGTCATGTGGTACGGATGGAAAGTATATTATTACGTCCACAACGGGGTCGTAACTTACCAAATCCAAACCAATAGTTCAACTATTCCTGCTGGTACTAAATCAAACGAAAAGTTGCCGGCTGCAGCCCGCCCAATTTACAAGACATTTGTGCCCTTAGCGTATGGTGGGCAAGGTTTCGCTATTAACATTGACGGAACATTCGAAAACTACACAGGCGTAGAAATATCAGGGGCTTCATGGGCAAGCGCTACATCACATGTACTCAATTTGTAGAACCCGACTTTGTAAACGTTTCTGGAACCATCACTGGAATTACCAAATCCGGCAAGTTAGTAGCGTCCGGATACCGCCCAGCAATGAACTACGTTTACAACGATTTCATGGTTCAAGTGACATTGGCAGGCGGTAACTCACAAGTGCCCGTTAACACAGCGTTTACGTTGCCCAACGAAATTCCCGCGCCTGCAATGAACATGACCTTAAACCTTGGGGCAGGAATTCTATTTAACGTTCAGACTGATCGTAAAATATTCACTCAAGGCGGAGACTTGCCAGGTAATTTTTGGACCATGCTGACTTGGGTTCCTGCTTAGCTTGTTGGAAGTTCATCGCTCGTTATGAACATGAAATTCCCTTCGCCAGCGCTATTTGTTGTGAACTTATTGTCCACCGTGAACCACGCGTCAACGCCATAAGCAACTACGTTTACCGGATAGGCCGTGGGCGCCTTATAGCCGTCGTTAAGACTCAACGGGAATGTTCCTGCAAACTTGGCCTTATACCGCCCTGTAACAACGTTTCCGACTCGTGTGTAGATGATTTGCAAATCGTTAGTTGTACCGATAGTTCTGGTATAGATTTTCTGTCTTGAATCAATGGTTCCAGAAACGTTTACGTTTCCGGTGAAAGTTTTATCACCGCCAATGGTCTCGGCACCCGTCTTGTGAACCAAGTTCGAACCAGTAGTAGAAATTGACACATCACCTGAACCATCAATATCCACTGAGCCGGATACATCACCAGTCAGCGCTACCGTTCGTGCTGTTTGCCACTTAGTTGCAGTTGCTGCGTTACCAGAAGTAGACTGATTTCCAACAATGTTAACGCCCGGAAGATTAATGTTTGACGTCCCATCGAACAAAACCCCACCAATTGTACGTGGAGTTGTCAATTTTCCGGCAGCTGTTACGGATTGCGAACCGATGTTAATTGAAGTAATGATTTGCGTCCATGGCTGGAATACTCCATTGCGCATTGAACGTTGCCAAGTCATTGACTCCCAAAGATTAGTAATCGTTTGTGTACCGTATTTTTCGTTGTATCCTCGTTCCCATGTGATAACTACGTTGTCCAAAACGTTTGTTGTTCCATCTCCATTTTGCGTGTAAGGCGATGTTCCCAATAAATCCGTTCGAGCTGAAACGATAACTTTGTGTGAATACCCCGTCAGAACCATTGAACCAAGCGCAACGGTATCCAAATTATACTTATTTGTAGAACTTGCCAGAAGCGGCGTTGAAATAACCTTAAACCCACTCTTGTCTACAATCTTGTTTCCAAGTCCGTCTCCACTATCATACATACGTGATGTATAGTCGTTAGTTGAGTTTCCTCCGTGAAAATCAATGTAGGCTGTAGCTGCCCCTAATTCAATAAAACCATTGTTTCCAATGTACGTACCAGAACCACCTGTGAGCGGATTGCCTCCAACTGTTAATGCACTGGTCATGGTATCGCCTGATTTTTGAACAACCTCACTGTTATTAGCAACCAACGTCCACTTTCGAATAACTCCACTTGATACAGTACCTATCCAAGTATTTGAACCTTGATTAGAGACTGTAATAATTCCTGCATCTGACCATGTGTAAGTAACCTCAATGTAGGCATTAAAGTCGATAGTACCAGTCGGACCATTCAGAATAGCATTACTTGGAGTAGCCAACCAACGTCCAGAATATTGTTTCATATTCTTAGCAACAACAGCAAAGTCCGTAAACGTTGCTGTTTTAACCCCTAAACTTCCAGATATTGGATACGTAACGTCTAAGGTAGTCAAATTAGTTGTGCCACTAACATCAATATTTGTTGTACTAATTCCTGCACTGAATGTTTTCTTTCCAGTGAACGTTTCAGCATTATCCAAGTGCGCAACCAGGGCATCATTTGCGACCGTTTTCCATGCTGACCACGTACCACCACTCTTAGTTGTCCACCAAGCATTGTTGTTAGAGTCAACCAGCTGCATGAAACCATTGTTACCGGATTGAATTACTTCGACAACGAAATAATTTGCTGATCCACTAGGCTTGTTGGTTGCTCCAATGTTTGCGTAGTAGTAGAAGCCGTTATCCAGAGTGAAAACATCCTTATTCGTGCTAATAACTTGCACAACTGGGTCAACGTTAATATCAGCCGTACCATCAAAGTTTTCACCATTAATTTTGCGTGCATTGGCTAGTTTTGTAGCACTTGTGGCATTACCAGCCAATGCACCGCTAAGACCATCAGTGAACGTCTTAGACCCGCCAATAGTTTCAGCTCCTGACTTATGAACTAAATTACTGTCATTATTTGGTGGGTAAACTGAGGGCATTGTAGCCGTCTTGACATTAACACCAGTGATTTCACCGGATGTATTAGTCGTAATGCTATCAATGATTGTCACAGTTCCGCCAACAGCAAGTGATTGTGATGATGAAGTATTCGTACGTGTAATTGCGGATTCCGTTAGTGCAATGTCAACATTACCTGAGCCATCAAACGTACCAGTACCAGTTGCAGCACCACTGAACGAAATTGTGCGCGCTGTTTTTAACTTTGTTGCGGTGTCCGCGTTTCCTTGCAGGTTAGCAATAATAGCAGAACTAAATGTCTTAGATCCACCAATCGTCTCATTGCCTGTCTTGTGGACGGCAGAAGCATCCACGTTTGAAAGTTCCGCTGCAGTAGAAAAACGGTTCCACGCTGTATACGTAGAACCGTTCTTTACACGGAAATATGATTGACCATTAGAAATGTCAGTAAATCGCTCAACGTTACTTTCTTTAACGAACACATACGTTTCAGATGCGCCAGTCGGCTTGTCAGACGTTGTCTTTGACGCATTTGTTGAAAGGTAAACGCCATTACTCAAACTTGACAGTGCAACGTCAGCATTGATAGCCAGCGTATTCACACGATCACTTGTTCCTGAATTTCCACTAACCGAACCAACAATTGTCTTCAAGAAAGTTTTGATGTCGTTAATCGTCTCATTGCCTGTCTTGTGGACGGTGGCAGTATCATCAGCCTTCTTTGCGTCACGTTGGTCGATATACTTCTGCAAAGCAATGTAATCAGCAACCGTCAGCATTCCAGCATACTGAGTGTTAACAGTTACGATTGACGTATCGCTGATTGCAAATGAAACGTCCAAATTAATTGTCTGCGCTGATTGTCCATTATACGCAGGAACCAACGTGGTCTCATTCGTATTGATAATTCCAAGGACATAATTGTCAGTACCGTAGACACCGGTAATGGCAATACCCTTCAAATTATAGTCAGCTGTAACATCACGATTATCAATAATCAAACGAGATTCAACAGTATTAGTCGTTAAATCCGTCGTAACCGTACCCATTGGCTTTGTTTGCTTAGGGTTCAGACCACTGATTTGTGAGTAGGTTAAGTCCTTGGTAAGAGATACCGTAAAGGTGTAGGCATTGATAATAGACATTTGTCCTTTATCTGCCAGCGCCTTTGTCATGACATCCTTACCTTCTTCAGTAAAGATTAGGCTAGAAAATTTATTAGCCATCACTTATCCTCGCTTTCATAGATTTGATACGTCAACGTATTACTGCTGATACCACGCACAGCTAACACGGCATTTGAATTATCAACGAATGTTACTTCATCAACACGCACGCCAGCTGCAACACCACTTCGAATTCGATCAATGATGTAGTTCTGTTCCCATTCGGTATTGGCCCATTGCAGCGGAATATTGCGGATTGCAATTGATAATGGCTCACCGTTATCAACAGTCGTTCCATTCCACTTACGCAACGGTTCGATCTCAATTCCTTTCTTAGGGATATTCAAAGACCGTGCAATGATATCCAGCAGGCCATTCACCGTTGAGATACCGGAATTGATAGCCATTTTTGAACGAATCATAATGCGATAGAAACTATCGTCAGCTTCACCGCGCAATTGATTGTATTGAGCACCGATTGCATCCAGCACTTCACCGTTGGCATTATCCAACTCTCTAAAATCTTCAATCGTCGTAAACAAGTCTTGTAGCTGTTTAAATTGCCATTGCAACCATTCAGCGAACAACATTGTTTGACGACCATAGCGGCTAATTGGCGCCGGTAGCATAGCTAGAAACTGCTCTTTAAAACTATTTGCCATTCTTGATCACCACCAAACTATCAGCTGTCGTCGTCGCAATACTGAACTGCGTCAATGGAATATCGGTCATTGATTGGGAAGCTGCTTTAGTACCAATCTTGACCGTGGCTACAACAATTCCGTTCACATTGTCGTAAATGTACTTGTACAAGTATGAGAAGCGAACAGTTCCACCCATGGGAACGCTACCAAGATAGTCGTTCACAGCCTTCTTAACTTGATCAACACCGTCAATTTCGAAGTCGTTGTTAGTCGTAACGTCAACAGTCACGAAAATCGTTTCCTTAGTAGCATAATCGAACGCGACTACATTACCGGAAAAGCCAGCAGCGTCAGTCATCGTCTCTGTATGGCTGCCGACCATTAATATACCCGCCGAAACGGAATTGAACAGCGCATCTGCAATCTTCATTTCTTCACCACCATCAACATAGACGTGAATTGTCTTAGCTGGGTTGCCGTATGAATCGACTGCCATTGTATTATTCGTAACAACTTGAACACTCTTAACCCCTGGAACTTCCATAACGGCGGAAATTACACCATTGACTGGGCTAGATGGCTTGGTATCATTGGCCAATCGAACACGATGCGCCAGTTCAGCATCCGTTTCGATATTTGCACCATTTTCCACGGCTTGTGGGTTGGTAACAGTGAAAATATCAGACGTTGGTTCAACCTGAGAAGTGATTGCATTGGCCGGTACGTTGTATTGCGCCCCGGTTTCCATTGCATACGCCGTTCCAGCCCCTGTTCCTGACGCAGATAACAGTACATCAGAACCTAACTGGTAGATTTTTCCGTCAGTCGTTTTGAACATTTTTCCAGCCAGAATGACAAAACCAGGCGTACCAGTAAACGACAAGTCAACAATTGCTTGCTCGGCTGGATTACGATACAAGCCAAAGTTAGAAGCGATCTTATCCAACGAAACACCGGTTGCTGTGCTCAAATACTGACTGTTATAGACCTTTTCAGCAAGCTTATAAATCAAGTCTAAAAAGAACGCCATCAGACGGATTAAAACACCAGCGACGGAGTGCGCAGATGTGTCGGAATCAGAACCAAACAGCTCTTGCCACTTCGCCGTCAAATCAACGACAATCGTTTCATACTGTGGTCGTGTGAAGCCATTACTATCCAACATCCAAAATCACCTCCGTAGTTTTTTGTTCACCATCAATAACTAAATCAAGTTTGATGTTTGCAACTCGCGCTGATAAATCAGCTGCAATTGCTACATCATTCACTGCATAAATTCGTGGCTCTTGTGTCAAAGCATCACGAATAGCCGTTACGGCATAACGCTCATTGTATTGCTTACCAATCAAGTCACTGGTATCCAGCCCCATTTCAGCATCACCAATGAATGAGCCCAAGCTTGTTTCCAAAATAATCCTGATTGATTGCATAACTTCTTGATCCGCGTCAATTGCGTGTGCAAAGTTGATATCGCCATCATCAGCTAACAAAATATCTCGCATTAGTACACCTCGATAATGAATGCATCATTAATGCTGTGCATTCTAGTATTTGACAAAGGGAACTCATCATTGCTGCCGTTGAAAGCGGCAATTGATCTGTCAATGAATAGAATCACGACTACGTCACCAACATGGACTTCATCACGCAACATTCGCCCAATATGCACACCAACAAGTGGCGCGCGGCTATTTCCGTCACTCTTCATAGCTAATGGCTGGACTTGAGCCTTTTTGCCATCAGCATAGATACGGTCAACGCGCCCCAACTGAGCCACGTTAATGTTAGCGGAAATATTGTCAGGCAAAATATGCGTGAAGAACTCCACGTCATTGTTGTTTTTCTTAGCTTTTTTAGCCATTACTTCACCCCAATTTCAATTGATGTAGTCGGACTGGTACCGTCAAATGCATGTTCACCACTTATCACAGTTCCCATAATGTTAACGAACATACTTTGAATGTGGACATACTCCCCAGTAGTAATTCGATAATTTAACAGACTCTCCGCCGAATATTGGTAGCGACCCATGCCGTCATCATCTTCATCCTTAACCCAGTCTTCATCTCGTCGCTCCATTGTTGGTGACGAAATCAAACCAGAACCATTGTTTAACTCAGCAGTACCGGTGTTGTTGTCGTCGTACATGTAACGTAATGTCAATTGACCGCGCCTGTAGAACAACGCAGAATGAGTGTCACCAGCAACTTCTGCTAGTGCGTCTAACGGTGAGCCGTCGACGGTAAATCCTTCTGAATAGATATGATCCTCACGCATTGAAACATTGTTCAGATTAATACCAGAAACACTGACAATCTTGTCAATTATTGTTGAAGCTGCCGTTCCTTCACCAAACGTCAATGATACATCCGGTAGCTTGCGATAATCAGTTCCTTCTACGACTCGTAATGTGTACTTATGGTCACCGCCTTCGAGCGTTGGCACCGTCGTTTTATAGATAAATCCATCAAACAAAATACCGGTATCACCGCTATAACCGGCAATCACTTGTACTCGGTCACCTTCGTGAACACGATTAAAGCTAATTTGTGACATATTCCAAATGACGATTTCACCGACGCTCTGGTCATTGGTGTTATCAAATGGAATAGTAAATTCAATGTCCATGCTGTCGTTTGATTTTCGGTGATGGTATATGAGTTGTCCGGAGTCAGTCCAGATGCTCAATTGAATTTCAAAATTGAACTGTACTGCATCTGCCATTACATCAACTCCCCATCATCTTTCAAAGTCATCAGATACAGAAAAACGGTCTTTCCGAAATTATCCGGAGAGACCGCTGTTTCTTTCTGTGATTCATCAAACGGCATGATATCGACTGCCGGTATTGCTGGGTTTGTGTAGTCAGCCCACAAGCGACGCCCATAGACTAGCTTCTCACCCAAAACAATTGGCACCATTGAATTGTCATACAAATCGACTGTGTAGAATTCACCATAATCATTGTAATTAAATTGTAGATAGACGTTGACACCACCTAATTCGATTTCAAAAATCTCAGGCAGCTGTGCAACGTTTACGTCAATATATGCTCGTAATGCCATTACTTCACCCTTGCCCTTGCTCCAATTGGGATGAAACGGTCGGGCCAACCATTCCAAGCTCTTAGCTGATCAATAGACGTACCATATTGAACCCACCAGCCCCAATAAGTATTACCAGCAACAACCGTAACGTACACACCAGGCGGTGGCGTTGCTTGCTTCTTACCGGCATTAACATTCTTATTCCAGGTAACCTTAACCGTTCTGACCCAAGTCAAGTTCACAGAAAACTTGATAGCGTTCTGATATCCACCATCTTCGTAGTCTTTGGTCAGATTACTCATCAGCATACTGTTATGCCGAATAGCACCAGAATAGCTGAGCAACGTACCGTTCTGCGACCAATCAAGCAACTGTTGATACTTCGCATCAATGTCTGACTGATTATTACCAGTTATCCACCCACTGAACCTGAAGTTCTTGCTCTGCATCTGTGAATGGTCAGTAATCGGCGAACCATCTTCGACCGGATGTGTTGCGACATCAATATTCACGTCTTCATGCTCTGTTAATGAAAACACGTCAACAGAATGACCATTACTGTCATTGAATTTAGCCATCTAAGCACCTCCTTAAATCGTCGCTTGTGGCATAATCGCGATCATCTTTTCACCAATTGTATTGGCAATCGCGTTAGCGTCAGCAGCACTCGCGTTGCCTTGAATGGTAACGTTAATTTGAATAGTTGGGTTGCCACTGCTCTTTTGTGGTGCAAACGCATCCTTCGCACCATCAGTACCATGGGCATATCGTGGGAACAGCTTCTTAGTCGAATTACCGTCTAGGACTTGCGTACCAGCTGGCAAAACCGTGTTCAAATTGCGTTGGTTTGGGAATAAGCCCATCAAACCGTTTGGCAACATGAACGCTTCGCGCCAGTTTGAACCGCCAGCGTCATTAACAAGCGCCATACCACCACGGTGTCCGCCGGCAGTAGTTCCATTTGCATAATGTGGGACAAAGGCTTGTGAGAACGCACGCTTAGCCCCTGGAGTACCAGTTGCCAGCTTGTTAGCACCCTTCCCCTTGACGTTAGCTGTAATGGTAACAGTCTTAGACTTCAAAGAATTAATTGCCGATTGAAGCGTTTTGACCTTTGAAGCAGCAGAAGCAGCAGCCGTACCAATCTTAGCCAATGATGATGAAATAGCTGACGCCTTTGAAGACGCCGTTGATACCATCTTGCTCATTTGACTAGAGAATGAAGAAGCGGCCTTTGAGATACCTGACTTAATCGTTGAACTCCACTTGCTTGCACCTGACTTAATCGTGCTGTTTACACGGTTCATTCCAGACTTGGCTTGTGAATTCAGAGAATTAAATCCTGACTCAGCACCCTTGAACTTAAAGGCATTCTTTCCTGAATTTTGAATCTTTCTAGATCCAGACTTCACGGTTGAATTTACCTTGTTCATGCCAGACTTTGCTTGTGAGTTAAGCTTGTTAAAGCCTGACGTAGAACTCTTAAACTTGAACATATTCTTGCCAGAGTTCTGGATTTTCTTAGAACCGGACTTGATGGTCTTGTTGACCTTGTTAGTTCCAGACTTGGCATCAGAATTCAATTTGTTGAAACCTGACTTACTCGTCTTGAACTTGAAAGCATTCTTACCCGAGTTCTGAATCTTCTTTGAGCCGGACTTGACTGTCTTGTTGGCCTTATTCATGCCCGACTTCGCCGTCGAATTCACTTTATCAAGTGACTTCTTGGCATTCTTGTCCGCCTTAGAATTCTTACCAACACCGTCCAATGCCTTATTGAATGCCTTTGATTGTTTCTTCAAGTCATTTGTAGACTTCTTAGCAGCCCTGCTTGAAGCCTTTGAACCGTTGGAAGACTTCTTTTTAGCACTGTTTGACTTCTTTGAAGCCTTTTCAGTCTGTGCAGCAACCTTAGCCATTTGGCGCTGGTGCTTTTGGGCTGCCTTGTAATCGGCGTCCATGTCCTTTTGAGCCTTGCTCTTACCGCTTGACTTCTTAGTCTTCGAAACGTTTTGATTTCGCCAATTATCCTTGTCCAGCTTGACGTTTTTCTTGCGTGCATCCTTCCAACGCTTGTCGTTTAACTTCTTAGTTTCACGGCCAGTTGCGTCTTCGTTACCCTTCTTAATGCCATTTTGCTTATTAAGTTGAGCTTGATACTTGCGAATACCGTCGGCGTCACCGTTTTCGATTGCTTCTTGCATTCGCATTGCTGAAAGTTGCTTTGACTTGGACTTCGACTTGCTGCCCTTAGAGATTTGTGAGTACAACTCATTGGCATTCATCTTGTCATAGCCGTATTGCTGCATATTTGAAGCGAAATCTTGCTTCTCCTTCGTAGCTTGGGCAGCTGCTTGAGCTTTAGCAATCGCACTAGCCTTCTTTTGGGCTTTGGTTGCCTTTGACTCCGGCTCCTTAGTTCCACCGAACATAGAACCAATCCATGATCCAGCCTTACCACCGAGCCAGCCACCGGCCATTGAACCACCAATCGTACCAAGAGGGCCTAAGAATGAACCCAATGCTCCACCAACAGTTGCACCGACACCAGTTCCAACACCTTGACCAACACCCTTGTGACGGGCTAACGATCCGGCCTTTGTGCTTGCCATTGTTGTCATAACATCAACGCCAGCAAACAAACCGTTCATCAAAGGCATACCTCTACCAAGGAACTTTCCCGCCTTACCTAAGGTAGAACCTACTTTAGCAATTCCGCTAATGGCCGGCATTGCTTTAGCAGTAATGCTACTTACCAACGCCGAACTACCAATTTTGGTGCCTAATCCGCCGATTCCAGCTAATACTTTACCGGCATTACGACTGAAAAATCCAGTATCGTACTTTGATACTCGAGTTTCCGCGCCATTGACTTCTAGATTTTGTAATGCACGACCCTTTCGTGTAAACCAGTTACCAGCTGTTGCCTTAGCTTCAGCTTCGGCTGCTCTTTCAGCTGCCAATCGTTCAGAACGGGTGCTGTACTTTTTAGCGTCAGCTCCGCCAAATCCACCAGTCATTCCTGCTGTGCTTGAAGCACTAGAGAAGCGATCAACAGCACCGCTAAATGTGCTTGCTGCTTTACTGAAAATGCTATCGCCGTTTGAACGTGTCTTAGACAGTCCTGGCACAATTTTTGTAATGCCTTTTAGGGTATCTCCAACTAAGCTAGCGCTACCCTTCAAAACCTTAAACGCAGCACCCGCTGTTAGCGCAACACCTACAAAGCGACCAACTGTGCTGATCACATCAGAAAGTTTCTTCTGTGAACCTTCAGGAAGCATTTTGCCAATGCTTGACCCAACGCTCTTAATCTCATCAATACCCTTTTTGATTACCGCAAAGGTATCTTTGACACCACTCCATGCGCCACCGCTAAAAGCTTTGGCATAAGGCGCAATAATTCTGGCACCTTCACCAATTCCATTAGCTACGCCAACCAGCGAATCCGTTATGCGCTTTGAATTAGACTTCAGCTTATCAATATCCGTGAAACTACCCGAAAGTTTTCCAAGAATATTCTTAAACGCGCCACCCTTAGCAATACCGTCAGAGAAACCTTGCATGATTTCAGACAGCATGTAGCCACCAGCAGCTTTACCAGAACGCAAAACACCAGGTAGAGTTGAATTGAAGCGTTCTGACGCCTTAGAGATACCACCAGAATTACCATATCGATCAATTCCACGGTATGCGGTTTGCGCAGATACAGCGCCCCAATCATAGCCAGTCCCGGTTTTGTTCAAACCAAGTTCGTGACCAGTTTCGCGCTTATACTCCTTACGAATAGCACGGGTAATCTTACCGTCAACTAGGTTCAATGACTTGGCAATTGCCCCGTTCATTTTACCCATATCACCGGTATTACCGATAGCCGTCTTAAGCATTTCCATTTCACGTTGGTTAAGCGCATTGGCGTCTTGGATGTTGAACACACCCTTCAACAACTTTTGCGTCTTGCCAACACTTCCAGAATACTCACCGGCATCTGAAGAATAGATTTGCTTTGCGAAACCATTAGCCTCTGTGTAGTCATTACCAGCGAGAATTGCTGTTCGCATTGTGGCATCACTTGCACGCTTAGCCTGCGCGGTCAGTTCAGCACCCTTAACATTCTTGTGTGCGTCTTGGATAGAAGTCGCCCACATAGCTTGGCCTGATTGACGCTCTTTCAACGTTTCCCAACCAGTGTTGACCATGCCCTTAACACCATCAGCAAGCCCCATAACTGCAGTTGCGCCCAACATACCAACTGAGAACATGGCAGTTGCTTCTTTGAATGAGTCTTTCAGCTTTTGACCGGTTTTACTCATTTCGGCAGCCTGTTTCTGTGCAGCTTGTGCGCCACTCGAAGCAGACTGTTTTTGCGCATTGGCTGCGCTTTTAGCAGCCGATTCAAGTTTCTTGTATGACTCGGTTGCCCGATTAATGTCATCAATCTGCCCCTTGAATTGGTTACCACCAGAAGTCGACGTCTTCATTGCCGCTTCTGTTTTTTCACTCATAGCGCGCAGCTTCTCTAATGAATCAGTTGCACGCTTAGCACCATCTGAATAACCATTAAATGAGTTACCAGACACCTTGCCAGAAAAGCCAGACAAACCTTGAGCAGCTTCTTTCAGCTCTCGTATGGCAGCACTGGCTTTTTTCAAATCATCAAGACCTGAGACGTTCATCTCCGTTTTGATTGTCGTTGAATATTCCGCCATTACTCTTCACCACCCAAACCAAAAGGACCGCTCACATAAGCTTGTTTCTTATCGGCTAGCGCATTCAGATATTGCAGCTCTTTCAAAGTTGCATGATCAATTTCTTCTCGTGATGCAACACCTGCAATTACCGGCCATTCATATATCCAATTATCTTCAACATCCTTGTTAGTGAAGTATTCACTTGGATAGTGACTAGTCGTCAAACTCACCAAGAAACAAGTCTGCCTCGTCAATCAATTGTGATAGTCCTGGGCGCTCGTCGAATGAATCAACATCCAAACCAGCTGGTTCAACAACGACTTGCTCCAACAATTGGTCAGCAAATACAGAACGTGCAATCAAACCATTAGGCATACGTGAGTTGTCCAAGATTTCCATTGCTGCACGCATTCCTGGGTATTGCAACTTGTACGTCCAGTCCTTACCGTTCTTGTCCGTGATTACCACCGTCTTTTGCTTACCAAACTTATTCTCTGGCTTTGCTTCAACTTGTTGGCTCTTTACTTCTTCTGACATGTTAATATCCTCCAAATATAGACGGGCACCGGCCCTTAGTAATTTGTGGCCAATCGCCACTAGTAATGACACAGGAGTCGAACCTGTGCCATCAAAAAAAGCTATCAAAATTCGATTACTTATCGAACTTCAATAGCCATATCCAATGTTTCGATTGTGTAAGTTCGCTTAGGCGTTTGCTTACCATAAGCACCGTCAGCCGGCTTCGCGATAAACGCACGCGTAGCAGAAATCTTCTCAGTATCTGACAAGATAACAACCGGGAATTGCTTGTGAGCATTTGCCAAGGTGTTCAAATACTTGTGAGAAGCGGAATTGCCTGACAAGTTAATCGTGATTTGTCCCAATCGTGAGTTGTTAACCGCGAATGAAGCGAACCCTTGCGCATCAACTTCAGTTGTAATCATATCTTCCTTGTTGGTGTATGAAATCATATCACCGTCTTGGAACCCAATAATGACCTTGCCATCGACGGTCAACGTGACCGACTTGGCGTCATAAGCCTTCATATCTTCAGCCATCTATATCACCCCTTAAATATCGCCAATAGTTCCGTGAATTGTAACGTCATGGATAGCACCAGCACGCGTGTAAGTGAATGACAATCCATTGTACTTACGTGACGAGATATCCGCTGCAGCTTGTTGATCACGCGTTTGAGCAGTGACTGTGAATTGACCGGCACCAGTCTCAGGGTTAACCAAGATAATTCCGTTATCAGTTGCTTGACGAAGTACCGTCGTAACAGCAGCTTCAAGTTGAGCGATACCAGTCATGTCGTATGACAACTTATCCACTGATTGCAACAAGTTTTGGATATTCGTTTCCAAAGTTGCTCGTACCCAATCATCACCAAGCAATGCGTCGATATAATCTCCGCCCAGCGTCAAACCTTCTGATGTTTGGTCCTTGCCTGCCTTAACAACATACAAGTTGACGTTGTTCTTAGTGGCAATAGAAACTACAGAACCATTAGCCTTAATCGCCGTTGAACCAGTCAATGACTTAAACTTCCAAGTTGCAGAACCTGGCGTCTTGTTACCAACCGCCCCGACGAAGGCTCCGATATTGTAGTTTTGTTCAGCGTCAACACCGCCAATCATAAACGTGCGGGCATTACCGTAGAACGGTGCATTCTTAACAGCTTCCAATGCGGTAATTGCACCAGCTGGTGCACCATCAAAGCCAGTTCCTGATACAACCAGGAACTTACGACCATAGGCCTCAATCGCGTTAGACATTGCAACAATGTCATTTTGCGTTGAAGGCACAATAGCACCGAACTCCCAGCCATCACCCAGAGCCGTTTCAAGCTTCTTAGTAGTTGCTGAACCATCAGTTGAATTAGGCACACCATAGACAAACAATGTTTGTCCGTGTGCTTCTTGTGCAAAGAATCCCTTAGCAATTTGCGTTGCTTCGGCGCCCAAAGTTAAACCACGATCAGTAATCTCTTGGAACGTTGATACAGTTGTATCAGCAATCACTTCATTCGTACCGTTTTGTACGATAAAGATGGCCAAGTTACCAAGATTTACTGGTTGTGCTGGTGACGCCACGTCCAAAATAACGTGTACGTCTAGCAAATCATTCGCCATTACTTATTTCTCCTATTTTTCTTGTACATCAACGCTGTCGATTTGCGGCATCTGTTCGTCAACGAATGGATCCCGTAACCGCAAGCGCATATCAAAGCCGACCATGAACTTGTCAGCCGTCGAATTTTGAATTGAACGAATATTTGTCGGCATAACTTCCGCAATCACGATATCAGCTTGTCGTAACTGAGTTAATGATGCATCAGTCACGAACTGATTACGTAAGTTTTCCGACAAATTGAGAGCTTCTAATTTTTTCAAAGCGTAGTGAGTAAAACTAACCACCGCTTCAAAGGGAACACGTTCAGTAACGTCGTAGTGTTCATAGATGTCGATACGAGGACTAATAATGTCGAATACAACAAAAGGCGCTGCCGGAATTTCTCCAGCACCGCCTAGTTCAATCATGGTCAGTCCCTGCGTGTCCTTAATGATTGTGCTGAATACCTTGTACAGCACCGAATAATCATACGTCTGTATTGCCATTCAACGCCTCCTCAGTCTTCAATTCGTATTGGATGACATTTGAGTAGTCCTTGTATGACTGCTTACCTGTCACTCGATACCTCACATCATTGTGTTCTACTAACGTTCCTTCAGGAAAGTCATGCTCCGAAAACCATGCCACCGTTTCTTCAGTATCATCACCCTGTTCGGTACTAATTAGCTGACCAGCAAGAATAGAACTTGTAATCGAGAACGTTAGAAACGGCTCATACAAGCTAACAGGCTCGCTTTCAGTTTCAATCCACTGCCCGTCTACCCAATCACCAGTAGCTTTTGGATGCACCATCAGATTAGTTCCAAACATTTGAATAAGCGAGCTCATATCAAGATAAAAAGCCATATTACTAACTCTCCTTGTGTGTGACTGCGCCAATCATATCTCCAGTATTAATCAACGGCTGACTAGAACCCTTACGTGACACCGTAGCCGGTGCAAGTGGTGCGAAATTACCGGCACGAATAGTCTTTTGAATATCATCAGCCATTTTGCTGCCGAGTTGTGACATCAAGGCGGTTGTTGAGAGATTTCCAGTAAATACCTTCAGAACATCACCACCGACATCATTCGCCCACTTACGTTCGTTCTCATATTGAGTATTACGTAGGAATGGGCGGGCCGGAATACCCCGACTTGTCCCGTATTCATTCCACATTGCTTTTTTAGCAGCGAAGCCACCAAATATACCTGCTTCAGCTTCTCGCCCGTCAACGGCTTCTAATTGTGCAATCATTTCATCTAAATCGAAATTAGATTCGACAGACGTGTCAAATGCTATTTCCATGATGATCACCTAGATGAATACAGCAACATTAGCTCCACCTTGCAAGCTATCCAACAAGTCTTGATATTGGCGCAAATAATCGCTCATTCCACCAGTATCCTTGTATTCGATAGACATTACAGACAAAGTTTGCTTCTTAACGTTGCTGTTCTGATTGTTCACAACGCTTGCATAGTGAGCACCCAAGTAACCGGCAGCCATTTCTAGCTTCGGGTCCTTGAATCCGTCCTGCGTTGCGACCGTAATCGCATCCTCTGCCAATACCTCTAGCGTGTCAGCTGGAACAGACGCTAATTGTGGCGCTAACATCTTAATTCTTGTAACTACTTTTGCTACGTCTGCCATATCAGCACCTACTTAATCTTCAATACTCGTCCAATAAACAACACGTTAGACATAAGACCGTTGAGTCGCTTCAAGTTGCCAACGCTCATGTGAAAGCTATTAGCAATAGATGCCAGCGTGTCGCCGTCTTGTACCGTGTATGTGTTCTCTGGGCGTGTTTCAGGAACCGGTGCACTCTCTACTAGCTTAGGCATGAAGATACTTGCCCAGTCTTCTGAAGCAGCTGGTACCTCCGGTTCAGTTGGCGTAACTGGTACTTCTGGCGTGACCGGTTGCGGGTCAACTGGCGCACTCTCTACCGGCGCTTCTGGTTGAACAGCTGATGATGATGAGTCTGGTTGAGCAGGTTGTACGTCAACAGCTGCACTTGATGAAGCCATTGATGACGAATCTGAAGCTGATGAAGCTGAATCAGCTACAGAAGATGTAGCCTCACTTTGTCCGACAATCGTCGCCTCGCTTTCAGCTTGATCAATATCTTCTTGTGGCTCACCAGGAACCAACTTCAACAAGTCAGCCTTTTGTGCGTTTGATGGATACTCAATACCGTGTGAATCAAGCCAGGACTTAATTTCGGTAACAGTATTCTTATCAGTGACAATATCCATTTAAGTCACCCCCTTACAAAACAGTTGCTTGGAAGATGTTGTCTGCTTGTGCCAACGTAGGAACAACCATTGTTGAAACCTTGATAACAGAACGGATAGGGTCGTGCGTCTCTTCGTAGCGGTCAGCAAACATGTTACCGATTTGTGATGATTCAACATCACCCGCTGCAACTGCATGAGATTCTTCAGGTGTCAAACCGTAAACAGTCTCACCAACAATCCCATCCGCAAACATTGCAAATTGATTGTCGTCAACGTAGTTCTTTACCGTCTTCTTACCCTTGGTGTCTACATCAGCATACTTGCCAGTGTAAGCGCGCAAAATTGGCAACCCATTATTTTGCATAAAGGCGTCCAAGTCTGATTGCATGACCGTGCGACCGTTGTTAGAACCAAAGATGTTGGCAACAACGTTCTTGTTCTTTCGCAACGCGTACAATGCCTTTTGAGACATGATTGCGCGTGTTGGGGTAACTGAAACTGATTGAGACCATTCCAAAATTTGCTCGATTGGATCCTTACTATCGTCTGCGAAATCTGCCGTTCCCTTCTGAGACTTGTCGATACCGTAATCCACCTTATAAGAACCGCCGTTTTGGTCCTTAACTGTAATTACACCAGCGAACAACGCTTGCATACGCATCAATTCAGTTGCGGCATCAATTGAACGAACAGTGTTACCCAAATCATCATAAACAGTGTTCATGATGTAGCTTTGCTCTTCCGGCGTACGTGGCGTACGCAACTTAACCAAATCATCTTCCTTAAGAATCATCTTCTTCTTGATGAAGAATGGTTCAGTCTCTGATACTTGTGCAGTACGGTCGCCAATTTCTGCTTCCGTATCGAAAGCATGAACATGAGCGATAACTGGCACAGTAGTACCTGACGTCAATACCTTGATGTCGTTTGATTGCACCTTACGTGCTGGGAACAATTCAGCACCCAATAAGTTTGGTGTTTGAACCGTCTTGGTGTAGTCCAACACGTCTTGGCGTGGGAACAAATCCAAAATATCTGTTGCCATTTTTTATTTCTCCTTCTTAGTTAGTAGTGGTTCCTGAACCACCCGCAGTAGATGTTGCTGGAGCTTCACCGCGGAACTTAATACCGATTGCCTTCAACGCCGTCTTTTGAGCGTCAGTCAACGCTACTGGTAGACGGTCAGGCAAAACATATCCCTCAACCATTACGGATGCGGGCATTGGGTCATCAGTCGAACCAACAACATGATTAACTACCAACCCGGCAACTGCACCATTCTTCATGAATACGGCTCCTGACTCATATTCAGCGTCAGCCGCTTCAGTGAATGCTTGGAAACGTGATGAGGCCAACCAATTTAGTTGATCAACCTTTGTCGTCGTGTACTTCATTCGTACATCCTCCTAATTATTTAATGCCAAAGAAGCTGTCAGCAACATGGTTTGATGATGTGCTATTAGCGCGTTCGGCTGCCAACTGTCCGCGAGACTTACTAATTGAAGTAGAAGCGCCTGGATTACGTGGCGTAGTACCACGCAATGACTCTTGACGCTTTGCTTCAACTTTTTCATCAACCAACTTAGCGAATGCTGCCACTGCCGCAGTCGTTTCATCAGCCGTATCACGTACAACGAACGCCAAAGTATCCTCATCAGCAACCATGCCCTTATCAGCAAGCATCTTACTTGCTTCAGACACCATGTTTGTGTGATTAAGTTGGGCTTGCAAATCATCAGCGCGCTTTTGAGCTGCTAACAATTCTTCACTTGCCTTTTGAGCTTCGTGCTCCTTGCGTTGGTCGTCAGACATTTTGGCTACCTTTGTGGCTTCCTCTTGGTCTGCTTCCCACTTAGCACGAGCATCTGCAAGGTCCTTAGCGAACTTTGCTTCATTGGTCTTGTTAGCGCGCGATACTCTTTCAGTTAGCAATGCATTAATGTGCGCTTGTTGTTCTGGTGTGAATTGCACACCGCCCTCTTGAACGCCGTTGCTGTTTTCGTTTCCGTTAGCGCCTTGTGCGCCAATAGGTTCATCAGCCATGTTACATACCTCCGTTTACAGTCCGTCGACTATCATTTCCTTGCAGCTTTTAGGGCCAATCAGCACGTTTTGGGCACAATAAAAGCGCCCAGCCATTTCTAGCTAAGCGCTTATTAACAATTATTTATTCTTCATGACTTGATTGTACAAATCATCAATCAAATCTTCATATCGATTAACAATATCCCAATCAGGGTTATCGTAATCCCAACTACCGTCAGTTTGCTTGTACCCAGCAATAGACAAAAACTTTTTTAGTTCTAAATAATCATTAGCCCTAAATTCAAACCGGGTAACATCATTACCGCGTTCAATTTTAGTGGCTTTTAGCAAATACTCAGAGGCACTATTTTTAATGAAATCTACATCATTGTTAGGCAGTTCAAACTGAACTATTTTATTCGACTTCGTCAACATGATACACCGTAATAATTTTCCCTTCTTTTTTATTTACAACCAGAAGCACGTCGTTGTCACCATTATACCAAAACACATCATCACCGGGCGCTTCCGTGATTAAGGTGTTGTCTGACACTAGTGTCTTTTTGAAATCTGCTACTGTAATATCACGCTCATACGCCCGTTGAATAGCATGAAAATTAACTTGCTTAATGACTGTACCGTCAACTGCCTTAATTCCTCGAAGCGCAAACCACTCTTCAGGGACATCTTTCAACGATTTAATTTCTATTGGTTCTTCTGGCTCTTGATCAATGTTTTCATAATCATCATCAGAATTATCATCATTGCCGATTTGAGTTCCAGCCAGTATGCCACCAAAAAAAGAAAGGTCTGGTTTATAATCATCTTCCACACGAACCAATGTGCAACGGCAGTTTGGATGGAATGGAACCAACGTCTGTGCATCCCCAAGCGAATACGTCTTGCCAACATACGGCAAGCAATACTGGCACGCACCAAATTCGTTGATGATCATCACTTGCTGGTCTTTTCTACCAGGCAAGTCACGATATTGTGAAAGTCCTTTATCACGGGCAGCTGCGGACTTCCAAGCAGTCACCTTAGCTTCACGGTCAGCAATTGCTGCATACGTTCGGATACTACGGGCAGCAGAAGCACTGAATGAGCGTAAATACCACCACAAGCCCATATAACCACCAACCATTTCGGCTAGTTGCTTACGTCGCTCTGCTTCGTCTTGCTCTTTCTCTTTCTTAGCCGCGTCAACATAGTCTTTCAATTCGGCCAGATAATCATCATCACTGTAGTTTTCGTAATCATTGTCAGCCATACTACATTCCTCCAGTAATAATCGCCCATTGCTTAGCGCTCACTCCTTGTTGGATAGCTTTGCTAATCTCAATCGATAAACTAGCAAGGGTCTTATCAAACGACGTCCAGTAGGCTTGTGAGGGCGTTTTCTTGTCGAAAGAAGCGTGGGACAATTCCTGAACTTTACTATCAGGCAACGTGGACTTAATGCCCGTGTCCCTTGCTTGTCGCTGATACTCGTCTTTGAACTCATCGTTAAGCGTTGAGTCAAATAACTTGTATGAATCAATTGCGAACGGCAATATCAGTAAACCCAGCAATGACTGAACATACATTTCCATGTCTGAAACCCCCATAGTAAGAAACGCCATTTTGCGCTTCTTAGCGTTGATTTCAGAAGTTCCGGGTAATTGTTCTGCCAACTTCTTCAAACGGTTAATATCAGCAGCATTTGGCGCCTTGGTTAGTATTCCGCTATCAATGTGGTCATCAACACTATGAGCAACAAAAAAAGCGCTCAATTCCGCGCTCATCTTGTCAGTATGTTGATCAGCTTTCTTATCAAGCTTCACGTTGATGTCGTAGTCATGCTTCATTGTGGCAAGCATGTGTTGCTTTTCCTGTGATAGTTTCATTACTTAGCCTCTTGCTTATCAAAATCGGCATCCGTCTCATCACTGAGTGAGCCCATCATGCTCTTAGCAGCGTCCTTTTGCTCTTGTTCCTTGGCCTTGATAACTGCATCAGGGTCTTCAATCGTTGAAATCTCTGACAACGCGGTCTTACGGTCAACACCAGCGTCAAGCATTACCTTGGCTGTGTTGGCTTCGTCTTGCACGTTGTGTGGCACAGTTCGTTTGAACGTCATTTTGACGTTGTTTGCATAATTCTTATCACCGGTATCAAGCGGTAGCGTTGCTCCAATGGTGAATGCCAAGCGCCACATTTGGCGCAACGACATTTTGAACTTGCGCTCCTTCATGTTTGCTGCCGTACTCATTGACTGCAGCTTAAATTCAAGCGAAGTACCTGACGCATTACCAAACACATCATCATTGAAGTTGGCGACGTTTGACTTGTTGTAAATCATGTCGATAACGCGGTCCAAAAAGTTTTCTTGGATGCCGTCGGCGTCTGGCTTGTTCATAAAATCAATTGTCACATCACGTTCAGTATCTACCGAAGCAACGTTAATAACACGCTTATCAATCATGTCTTTAATGATGTCAGGCTTAAGCTTGGCGTTAATCACCTTCATGATGGTGTTTGAGAAATAATCAATGTCATTCCCCTTATTGCTCAAGGCAACTTCAACCGCATCAATCAAGCTCATAACTTGCTCAAACAGTCCCTGACGCTCCGTTGACGCGTAGAACTCAACCATTGGCACATTCATAAATTGGTTATCCATTACTTCTTCCGAAATGGTCATTTCAGCACCGGGCGTACCAGTGAATGAATACGCATCCGTCTTGGTGTACAACGTGCCTGATAACTCACCGTTACGTTGCTTTTGTGTGTAGTAGATACCAAACACTGGACGCTTCTCAATTGAGCTGTCATACACAATAAAGCCGTTACGCGGGTCAACTGGTGCGACACGCGTCTCTTTCTCCTCGTTTTGGTAAACAAGAACGTACGAACGGCCGAAGATATCAACTTGCTTTGCCAATTCAGCAACAATGTCAGTCAAATCATTAATATCAACAAACTTGTTGATTGCTTGATCAAGCTCATCATTTGGCTTGCCGTTGTCGTTGTAATCGAACTTAACCGGTGTACCAGCAAAGTATCCGACTTCTGTATCAACCAATTCCTTGGCGAAATTAACAATCAAGCGATTATCAGGCTTACCGGGTGCTTTAGACATCTTCTCTAAGATTGAATGCTTACCCAAGTAATACTTCATAAGCTTGTTGAACCAGTTATGCATTGCACGGTTGTGCTTGCTTAATAGTTGGCTCAATTCATCAGGAGCCAGCATTTCATCCCCGACGCCCTGGTCGAAGTAGAAGACATTATTATCATCAGACGATAATCTGTCGCTATTGAATCTAAACGCCATTAGAAAATACCCTCCATTACGACAATTTGGTTGTCTGTCGACTTGTCATTGTGAATGACGTATCGCATTGTATCCATTGCGTGGTCGTTATCCTTAACTGGCACGCCTTTCTTCTCATCCCACACATAGGCGAAAATTTCCGTTTCGAACTCAGGCGCATCCTCACGTACAACATGAAGCTTATCTGCCTTGATTAGCTTGGCTACGTCTTCAATACCCTTAAGGATGCGCTTATCAGCATTGCGAACATCAATATCTTCGTTAGCAAAACGCGCAACGTGTTCAGGTCGTGCGGAATCAGCCCAAAATGGAATGTCACCGTATCGGTCAACGACATCCTTGGCAACTTCAACCCAGTAATCAATTTCAGCGTGTCGCTTTGCCCGCTCTTCGATTAGGTAATAATCTTCACCCTTAACACCCCACACTTGAATAACACCAGTGTGTTCATATCCCCAGTCAACACCGGCAATATAGCGGTCCATTTCTGGTAGGTCTTCTTTGTTGATAAAGTGCTTCTCTTCGTCAAAGTCGGCATACACGGCACCTTCACCAGAAACCCATCGCCCATAGATTGCACGATCGTATAGCATTCCACTAGGTGTCAGTGCCTTGATGTTTTCGCGGGACTTCTTACTTAGTGACGTGTTATCGTCCAAAATAAACTGATTCTGAATGATGTGGCTGCGCTTTTTTTCGGCTGGCGTATATCGCAAGCTATCTGAGTTGATTGCCTTATCAATATAGTCAGTCTTCAACCAATGCGACGGAATATCCGGGTTGGTATCTACCAAGACGCGGGCCGTATCAATAGCAGAAATACGCTTAAGAATTTCGGAAAACACTTCCGGGTTAGCCAATGAAGCCTCGTTGATATAAGCGCCATAGGCCGTCATACCACGAATAGACTGCAAACCACTGATTGACCCATGATATGCAAGAACAATCTTCACACCACGTATATAGAGGTTGTTGAAGCGGTCATAGGTTGGATAGATGCCAAAAACTTCACCCAGTGGTTGGATGATATTGTTTTCAATCGTCTTGGCAGTTGCACCTGACATGATATACATAGGTGTGCCTATACCTTGCGCATTAGCCAGCTTGCGAACACGCTCAATCTCATACAAGAACATAAGATTATCAATGAAGGTCTTACCAGCACGGACACCGCCATGATTAATCATCATGTTCCAATCGTCCCTGGCAAGAAAGCCAATTGTTTGAATTTGCTTCTTAGTCAGAAACATTGGGTTCTTAACCGTATCAGCCATTGCCTTCATCCGCCTTTCTCAGTTCTTCTTGTGCGATTATGTTGATACCAGCAAGCAAGCGATCAATTTGTTCATCTTGGCGCCCTTGTTCAGCACCAGTTGTTTGAATTGCTGCCGCCTTAGCTTCTGATATTGTCGCCTCTGCCTGTGCGCGTCTAACCTGCGCATCAAGTAGCGCGTCATTACCTGGATAACGCTTCAACAATTCTTTAATCGCTGTCATGCGTGTTCGTGGATCAATCGGTTTAGTAACCGTCTCTGCACCCACTGGCGTAGCAACTACCACAGTTTCATCAACTAGTCCTAATGCAATCGCTGAAAGTTCTTTTAACGCCTCGTCGGCTGTCATGATACTCAACGAACGAACTTGGTACATTCTGTCGTTGATATATCTTTTGATTTGAACATTTTTCAATAATCTATAACCCATTTGACCTGGGCTTTTATATCCAGCTGCTTCGGCAGATTTAGAAGCATTACCGGTTTCGATATACGCCTCTGCAAAAGCGATTTGTCTGTCATTCAAGCCAAAATTATCTTGTGCTTGAATGGCTTCTTCAACAATATTTTTTGTACGCGTACTTTTTGATTTTGTACGCGTACTTTTTTTAGGTGGCGCATCCTTATTTCGCGACCAACCGTAACGCTGTTTCCAGCTCTTAACCGTGCTTAGCGCAACATCATACTTGGCTGCAATATCCTTGTACTTCATACCAGCCAGGTAGTCTTGCTCCGCCTCTACCCATTTGTCGGCCACTCTCTTCACCACCTCTCACACCGCTACCGAGCGGCACTAATAGTGAACTACCTGAGTGCGAATTGGTTTTGGTGACTTATCCTTCTTTACTACTTTCTTTGGTTGCTGCTTACGCTTATCAGCTTTGTCGATTGCCCCGATAATTTGAGCCTCGACACTTCTATAACTTGGATTACCCATGATATTTACTCCAAAACAAAAGCCAGCTATCAAGTATTCCTTGATAACTGGCTTCAACCGTGCGCTGACACATCCACAGCCACGGCACGATTATTAGATTCGAGAAAGCATATCCTTATGCTTATTGATATGTATGCATGTGGTCAGGATTTGCACCTGACATAATGTGTATTCTCTTCCAAACGGGTTGCCACACTCACTGGGGCATCATGACTTCGCTTATTATTCCAGCCATTCTCAAACCTAGGCGTAACACATCTTATTGTCTAAGCGTCTACCTATTCCGCCACACATGCTATATAACACACATTTACTAGCCGAACTAACGGCAATAGCGACTGCCGGAACCGACCCGACCGACGCCCAACGAGTGCCATAACGAACAGCTTGGATACTGTTGTCGCTGCCAATTTTGAATTAAGGAGTTAATCCATATGACTTTAGCCTTGGCGTCTACTTGATTGAAGGACCACATCTCCAAATCTTTCGACCCTAACATAATACAACGGAAAGCACGAACCATGTGCGACTTCAAAACGAAGCTCATACGAACGATATGCGAACTAAATCAATCCTCATCAATACTGCGGTATACGTGGAAATCATAAGTATCAACGAACGCATCCGCAAAATAGCGAAACGCACGTTGAATATACTTTTGCCCCATCCTTGGGGTCATATTCATTAATTCAGAAATATCGATCCATTCCATATCGTCAATATAGCGATATTTAAAGAAAAACTTCTCTGGTTCTGGCATTGCATTAATTGCTTGTCTAACCAATTCAATGTAAACCTGTGCCCGTGTGTGGTTGCTAAGCTTCTCATCAACAGAATTTCCATTTTTTGGTGATCCCGGCATATCTGTAATAACCGGAGACTTCAAATCAACGTAACTCATCCGAGCTTGTGCTTTGATATGTTTAAATTCTCGTTCAAAAAAATCTCGAACATTATCTTCTGTTGCGCGTTCGTTAACCGCCCTTAAAAGTGCCATTCCGTCGCCCCCGTTCTTCTGATACAATGAAATCTGCTACGAAAACATTGCGCTGGGCTTAATGGTCTGGCGCTTTTATTTTGCTTTCTTAGATCCCACGACATACGGATCACGAACCTTTTTGAACGTCCAACCGTAATACCGTGCAATCTCTTGCACCGTCTCTACGCTGGTGTGAACAACATACGCTAACTTTAGCGCTGACCAGTCAGGATGCGCTTCACGCTTCTGAACTATTCGCTGCCAAATAATGTCGTGCGTCTTATCGACAAGTGTTGCCTTGTGATTGCTAATTACCGCAGACTGCACTTCTTTTACAAAGCTATAATTCAATCCACTCATAATCACTCCACCAAATTTTCGAATCGTTCACCGTAAAGCGCTGCCATCTTCTTCAGCATTGCCTCATCCGGCTCATTAAGACCGTGTTCAAATCGCAATAAGTCAGCCAATCCTGACAACCCCAACTTATACCAAGCTGTGTTTTGTGCAATATTTGCCTTAATTCGTGCTTTGGCAATCTTTGTCGTTGGTGGTGTGTGATATAAATCAAACATCTTCAGTACCTTATCTAAAACAAGTCCAACTGAACTTGCTCGTCCCTTTCATCTTGAATAATTTCGGTATTTTGGTGAGGATCATCTTCAATCACTTTACTTTTAAAGAACCGTTCACCAATTTCAGTGCCGTTCGAATCATGTCCGTAGACAGTCATCGTGTTTTTCGCAATCATTTTGATTTTGTATCCGTCTCGCTCTTCAAGTGTGAACAACGGCTTGCTGCTCAAAATATCGAACCATTTACTAATCAGCCGTTCTGGTATATCCATCACCAAGCCTCCGTAATATCAAACATTTCACCAGCATACTTACGAAGCAACGCGTCATAATCAATGCCAGTATCGATATGTTCTCTAGTTCCGTATGGACTAAGCCAGTAAACATTCCACATTACTTTTCCCTCGGACGTTGAACAACGTATTGGCCCATGAACACCGTCTCAGCAGTGCCATTATTAATTACTCGTAACGCACTTCGAACTGCCGCTTCACTCTTGCCAACAATCTGTGCGATTTTTTCAGTATCAAGTCCCTTAAGGATGTACTGCGATTCAGCATCCAATACGTCATACTTCTTGCGAGGCTTAGTAACATGCTTACGTTGGCCAACTACCTTTACATTCGTCATATCAGCGCCTTCAAGTTCCTTGTACCGCTCCGCCTCTGCTTGCGTCATTCGCATCATGATCATCACCGTCCATTTCAAATAATTCACGTTTGTGTTTTTCATCACGTCTAATTCGCCACAGTTTGGCGCGTATGGCGTTTTCTGTTCTTAGGAGGTAAAACACCATGTCGCGCTTTCTAAGCCCCTGGTCATTAAGAATAAGAAGCCTGCGGATATCTTCTGACGACCAAGGCGTGTCTCGTGGGTCATTCATACTTAACCCCTCATTTCTTATCTACATGCTGCCAAGTGATTTCCAATCGCTCATTCTCTTTATCAATACCCGCAAAAACGTCTGTCAGCCCCACCACGTGTTTCAAACCGTCACCCGGCATAAATTTATTGCCTCGTACTGAAACGCCCTGAAATGCGTCAAAAATGAACTTGTGCATGAACGCTATGTTGTCCAAGTCTGTCCGTCTATCTTTCAAGAACCATTCAAACTTAAATTCAGCAGGGTACTCGATTGCGGCACCATTAGTGATGGCTTCCAACACGATTGGCCGAATCTTCGCTTGAATGATTGCCTTGTGCCGATTAAGAATCATGCGTCCTTTGTTCATACCACTGATATCAACGTACTTGTTCAACGTCAAAGGCGATAATCTAACCGGCGCTTGCTTCTTCTCACGCCATGCAATCTGAAAGGCAGACATTGGAATAACTAATCGATCATTCATTTATTCACCTTGCCGCTTTCCCACCATTGCTCTGCAATCTTTTCAGCCGGTAACAATTTCATGGCATCATTTCCTAAGTGGCTGCGTCCCCAATGAATCGCGTTGGCCACCGCAGATGTCATCAAAGCTTCAGTATCAACCGGTGTCGAACGCTTCGCTTGTCGGTAGACAGTTACCCAACGCCAGAATGCTGTTGCTGTGAAAAATCCGAATACGAAAAAGTAAAAATCATATAATCCCATCACTCATCCCCATCAATCACATCATACGTTCGTTCAAAAATATCTTTGGCAATCGGATACAACTCACCGTCAATTCCTTTTGCTAAATAATCACCAACATGTGCTGTCATATCGCCTTCCAACGTGTGAACGATAGATTTATTACCAGAAGCGTTATATTCAAAAGTTCCTTTCAAAAACGCTTCAAAAACCCACGTTGGTGCATAAAAAGCTAAAACAACATTTGGCCTGACTTGCCACACATCAATTACAATCGGCTTCTTTCGTGCTTTCATCATTCACCATCACTTTCCATGAACTCATCAACAATCTGTTCTACCGTCATATCACGACGCATTGCGTTTTTAGAGTTTGCAAACTTAATTACAATCTCGCGCACCTTTTCTCGGTCGTAGTATTCGTCAGCTGCTTCACCATTAACAACCAATGCTTCGCCACTCATCTTGTGGGCGAATTTTGTCTTAACTTTATTAAGTGGTTTAACTCCTACAATTGCCATTATTCTTCCTCCGTTAAATCAACTTGGAATACGTACGACTTGTTGATGCGAGAAACCAACTTCGAGTTTGCATACCGAACTTCATAGAATTCACCATATTCCTTAATTTCAGAAACAACCCCGCTCGAATACTCAATAGTGTCGCCAATATTTAAAACGCCATGTCCATCTGCATAAAGTGTTTTAATCTTCATTATTCTTCCACCTTCACCTTTCGTGCCGTTAGAGATACGTCCGAATTTGAAACATCAGCAATGATCTTGTCTGCTTCCTCTTCCGTAAACATTCCCGCACTGTCAGTGTATATCGTCATTCTGAACTCGTTATTACCCATTGAAGCTAAGTAAAGATCGTTACCGTCGGCGTCAAAAACATCAACAACCCTGATATAAAACTTAGGTCCCTTCTTTGGCACAAACTCAACGTGTTCTAACCACCATTCACCAAGAAGTGCATCGGTAGTCATTCCCGAACGATTAAATCCTTCAACAACTTGCCAAAGTTCGTCATCATCGTTTACATCATTCATAAACCCTTGAAGATTATCGTCGCCATTGTCTTCCTTAATATTTTTCAACTCTGCTATCACATCAGCCGGCAACTCAATCACACGCTTTTCGACAGGTACGTCTTTTGCAACGGTCGGTGCAATATACTCTTGCATACTTTCAACCGGGATCCGCAACAATTCCTTTTCGGACCACATCACGTACCCTTTACCAACAATAACTTTACCAACAATAAATTTCACGCCCTTCGGCAAATCAATTACATACTTAGTCATTAGTTCTCCTCCATCTCAATCCATGCATTAATTCCTTCACTACGCTTACGATTACGCAGTTGATTGGCTAGTTGCATGTCCACAACGTGTTGGTGAATATCCTTCTTCTTGCCATTGATCAATTCTTGCCACTTAACAATAACCATTACTATTCCTCCCTTTCCACCAACGGAGCTGTCCTAACAATCTCGTATGCATCACCAACGTTCTTGTTCAAAACAATGTACTTTGGTGTCTTCTTACCCATGTCGTCACACCCCCATTAACTCAACGTCTGCCAAACGATTAGCATCATTGCAATTAGTAAACCTATTTCCACACCGATAACCACGCTCAAAACAATTTCATGCTTGCGTAACTCTTTCCAAAAGACAAAGTCATTTGTACCGAGCGTATAAAGTGTATTGATGGTATCCCTGGTAGCTTCCATGCGTTCCTCGCGCTCACTCTCAATCGTATTCAATAAGAATCGATCGCTTTGTACTCGGTTGTCAGCTTCAACGTCTGACCCCTGGACCGAAGTACCAGCCAAACTAAGCACTGCTAATTCGGCATTTGCTTGTTCTTCATTTTTCACCATAAATCTCCTTCAATGAGTTCAAATCAATATCAAGCGCAATGGCCACTTTCACCATCTTTTCTAAACCAAGCGTCCGATTTTGCTTGTTTAGCACAGCATACAAAGTGCTTGTTCCAATTCCCGTTTCACTTGCAAGCCAGTAAACAGACTTGTTTGCCTTTTTCAATGCCTTCGCAATCATGTTCGAAGCGTCCATTTATATCCTCCTTAAGCTAATTACATTATTGTGCTATACTCGCTCTTGTTAGCAGCCTGTCCGATTGGTTGCTAACGCTTGTTACGATAAATTTGAAAGGAGTATCACCATGTACTTTGTTATTTGTAAATCTGCTGACTCTAAGTACTATTTCACAATCAAATCTGATAACCATAAGGTCGTGGCAACAAGTGAAACATACCTTACTAAATGGTCCGCAGAAAAAACGATCGATTCCATCAAAAGTGGAATTACCTCAGATTCATTCATCATTGACACGACTAAATAACTTCTGGTTATATTCAGTGTTGGCAAGAGCTGCAATCTCTAGCAACACTGATAGTTCATTTTCGGAAGCCTCGTTAGCAAACTCGCTGATGAGGCTTTTAATTTGCGCCAATTTATTTTCTTTTGTCATGCTCCGCTCCTTTTAAACCCACCCATACCCGCCGTTACCGGCACACTCATTCAATTTAGATGGCTTGTTCTAGCCAAATATCGTTGTCACTCAACTCAAACGCCTTGGCTAACTCGGTTAACTTGCTACCAGCAGCCTTCAACGAATAGTTTCCCCAATATCGTTGATCACCAAACACGTTGGCAACGACTCGGAACTTCTTGTCACCCATTACCAAATCTCCTTTTTCTGTTTATCACCGTACTTATTGGCAACGCCTTGCTTCTGTGCCTCGAACGTTTCTAACTGTTTTAGCGTCAAAATATGTTGAGCAAGCCAATTTTCCAAAATTCCATTTGTGTAATAGGCTGCCGATTTACCGGATGACCTTGTAATCTCAATGGCTTTAGCCACTAACTCTGGTTGCATTCCGTCATTAGTGATGTAATACAAAAGGTCTTGCTTTTGTTTGAGCTGGTACGGACCCGTTGAATAATCAAACCCATTATCAGAGATTGCCTTTTCAATTGTTTGAATAGCGCTCGCATTTGGGACAGACAACGATGACATGTTTTGATTTGCTGGATAATCTAGTTCTCTATTACTAAAGTTATCGATACGCTCATCAGTCCGTAGTTGTTCTTTATCTATATCTATATCTTTCTCTATCTCTATCTCTACGTGACCCAACCGTGACTGACCTGTGACATTGTCACGCTCAATAAGCTGTTGCTTCTCACGTTCACGTTGACGGCGCTTACGTTCAGCGCCTGAACTTTCTGATCCGACCAATGATTTTATGCTGGTCAATTCAAACTCATACTCATCACTTGATAGCAGTAAGCCCTTACGACGTAGATATTCAACGGTCACTTGTACGTTCTCAATATCTTCATCAATATCAAGCGCTAGTTCTTCGATGAAACTATCACCAATGCCTTCGAAATACAGCTTTCCGTTGGTCTTCAGTGACTTTAATAGCATTTCAAGATAAATCACCGTGTACGTATCGCCACCCGCAACCTTGCGCAACAACTTCACTTCCTTACGGTTAAAAAAATCTTCTTGCAACTTAAACCAGTAATATCTTTTCTCAGGCATTGTTAAGCCTCCCGATAATCATCAATATCTTTGAACAAGACAATCTTTTGCTCGTCCTTTGGAATAAGCCGACTTGTCAAACTCTCGTCGTACTTGCTCCTAAGTTGGCTAAGATTGTCATTCGTCGTTACAATCGTCGACTTGCCAATTCGTGCATTCACAATCGAATACAGAATTTCAGTCATCTTGTCAGTAGCGCCACCGGCACCGGACTCCTTACCAAAGTCATCCATAACCAGTAGTTCCACTTCTTTCATGCCCCGGATAATCAAGTTGTAATCTTGCTTAGCCCGCTCATCATCAATTGAAGCCAACATAGTTGATCTCAATGCCACCAGATTGACGAACATAATCGACTTAACATCAGCCAGTTTGTTCATCACAGCCACCGCTAGTGCTGTCTTACCCGTACCAGCTGGTCCAACGAATACGTAGTTGCTATTTTGTTGAACCAACTGCTTGCTAGCCATAAACGCCGATACGCCAACTGCCTTTCGAGCAGGTGTATTAGCATTCCATTTCTCAAAGGTAAAATGCTTGATGTCTTCTGACGTGAACAATGACATTGGGTAATACTTACGAGTTTCACCACGCTTGAACTTGGCAATCTTCTCAGCTAACACACAACTTACTTCCGGAATATCTTCAGCTTTTGATGCAGCACCCTTACGGAAGTTCTCTAAGAACGTTTGTTTATCAAACTTCGTATTGGACTTAGCTGCAATAAGTTCAGCGAATCTGACCGCTGTATTTTCGGTCATGTCAAAACTTCCCATGACTGCTCCTTTCTGGGCTTCTCACCCCGTTCGGTTGATTAGGTCAACGTCCGTTTTCCGTTACAACGTCACTACGTGTTCTGGATCAACTCGATAGTTTGTACGGTACAAGCGACTGTACGTGTTGGCATTGTCCGGCTCAACTTCACCGTTAATAAGCTGTACAATTCGTGGCTGGTGAGCCTTGATTTCAGCAAGTCCCGCGTCTAACGTATCTTGCGAAATCTGGTACACGTCAGCCATAGGCTCGTCTTCCTTGCTTACCGCAACAATATATACTTCGAAGTTCTTTCCAGTCATTTGGCGCAGCATCTCTTGATATGCGGCCATTTGCATGTGGTAACCACGGCCAATAAAGAAATTCTCATAGTCGCCGTAATGTTCAGACCACTCACCACCGACTAACCCGTGATATTCCTTCAATGACTTAACTGTCTTAAAGTCCACGAAGTAACCTTCTTCAAAATTGACTGCGTCCAACTTTCCACGCCATTCAACACCATCAATCGAACCTTCGATAACAGATTCTTTATCAGGAGCTTCATTGATCAATGCCATAATGCTGTCGTCAGCTTCAATACGGTCAATCATTGCTTGTGCAAGCTTGTATTCGGTCTTAAGTTGACCTTTCGAAGCACCACGAGTCGAAATGATTTCAGGATGTTCATCCTTAAATTGTTGGTGCGCTTCTGGTGACTCAAAGTATGAGTGCAAGTAGTTTCCAACTAACAATGCTGTCTTGTTTGGAATGATTTCATACTCGCCACGCATTTGCGCAAGCGCTTCAGCTTCACCAGCAAACAAGAAGTTTTTGAAGTTTGAAGCGTGCATATGAACAAATGCATCGCGTGGGTCATAGTAGTCGTATTCTTCAGCCATTACCGAACACCTCCACCATACATAGCTTCCGGACTAAACCCCGTTTGTTCAGGTTCTACCGGGGCATCTGACTGTCGGTCTCCTGCCCAATCAGGTTCTTCGTCTGGCATATCCAATTCTTCATCAACGCTATTACCACGCTCTTGTTCCAACTCATAATCTCGAACTTTCGCAAGCAACACTGGCTTAGTATCAGTAGCAAGGTAAGAAACACCATTGAACGACAACCAAGCTTTGATTTCAGAAACAGTATTTGCTGCACTCAATCGTCCTTGAGGAATAACAACTTCAGTTTCGCGTTCAGGCTCTACGACAGCCTCTTCAGGTTCCGCTGTACGCGTCTCAGTCTCATAAACTTGTTCTTGTTCGTGATGTTGCTCAATTGGCTTCACAGCCTCTTTTTTAGCCATTCGTGCAAACGCACCCTTTGTCTTCTCCACAACTTCTGCTGTGACATCACGTGGATCTTCAGCATATTCATTCGCGGTAGTGCCATTAATCGCAGATACCAACGCACTCTCATCATCAGTTGTGTTGATAATGTTCTTCGCTGCACGGTTGATTACTGTTCGCTTAGCCATTTCTTCTGGAAACTTCTTGTGTACGTTCAGTTGACGTGATTGACCCCAAGATGCGTCGATTTGCTTCTTCGTCATAACCTCGTACTGCTTGGTACCGTCTGTCTTTGTGATGACGGCGTAAGCACCAACAATGGGGTTATCTAGCTTCATGAAGTCCGTGTGGTGTTCAGTAACAATCAGCTCACCATCTTCGTTGTAATCAACTTGGAAGTCTTCACCTTCGTGAACAATGAACGCTGCAATATTCTCAATTTCAGGCAACCGCTTAAGCACTTGTTGAGTTCCAAAGTATGATCGTTGCATCTGAAGTTGACGCCCATAAACAATGAAGTAAACTTGCGTCTTTGCTGGGCTCAATCCTTGAACCACCATGTCGAATAGTGACTTCTTAATTGAATCGGGTGTCACATTCTCAATTCCCTTGATTGTTGGTAACAATGCCACAGCTTCTTGCAATGCATTTGCAACGTGGTAGTTTTCTGGAACCTTGAAACCTTGCGTTTCAACCAATCCCTTGAAATCCTTTGCAACAGACGAAGCAATCAACTGTTGTGTCTGTGTCGTCGTTACATTAAAGTTTTGTTCTGCCATTTCTTATTCCTCCGTCACTGGTTCTTGAAACTTGATATACGTTGTGTTCGGCGCCTTTTGCCAGTCTTCGTGATACTTAGGTTCGAAGTAGTGAACTTCTCGACCTGTATCAAGCACCGCCCACGTTTCAAACTTGGTAGCCATTTATTGGCCTCCTATCATGTGATACAATCGAAGGGTAATTGAACCTACTAAATTCATTACCCGAGCCCTTGGTGATTGCTGTCACTGAGGGCTCTTTTATTTCGATTTTCATGTGTCATTCCTTTCAGTCGAACGCCACAACCTGCACACCACACCGGGACTTATAGATACTTTTCTCGGAGATTTTTCAGGGAGTGATATGCATTTTGTGACGCTCGACTTATATCAGGCGCTCTCACCGGCGGTTTAGGAAATACTGGGATTCATAACAACCGTACATTTAGGGATATATACCGATTACATTTGAAATCTAAACCGCCTGTCAGAGCGCCTGATATTTAATTAACTAGCTGTTGGTGTTGGCATTATGCCAAATGATGTATTCATCAACAGCCTTCTCGCCATCTTCGCCATTAGCAATTGCTTCATTACGAATTTCAGATAGAAACTTCTTGTCAACACCAATCAAAGCCACGCTATCGAAAGCCTTGCCAAGCAACTTAAACATCATCTTGATGATCTTCATTTTTCATCACCTCCTTTTCCCAATATGGACGTAGTCGCATTTCGTTGACTTCGAAGAAGTCTATTAACCAATCAGCGAATACAATTAAGCCAACAATCGCGGCTATTACATAACCAATTACAATGTCGCTCAAACCATCACCTCATGAGCATGTTCTTCAATGTACTTGGCAATCTTGAAACCGTGATACAAACGCTGGCTTTGACCTTTCTTAATCGTCAAGCCAGGTTCTGCCTCAACTCGAGTACGCCAATAAGTGTTGAAATCTTTCAAGCTAATTGCACCAAGATAATCTTCCAAAGTTAGTTGATCATCTGGTGTGCTCTTCGTTCGATACATCTGAACGAATTGATGACTATAGATAATGTTTTGCTCGGCTGTTTTAACAGCCTGCTCAAACACTTGAACTCCTAGCTGCATCAACATGTCAGTTGGCAGCTGAAGTGATACTTGCTCTGTCATAAGCCCTCCTTACGCGATAACTTGCGAATCAACCGCCAACGTGATTTCGTGATAATCGAACGAGAACTAGTTGTTCGCTCAATATTTTTGAAAAACTCACGATTATTCTTAGCAACCCACTTGTTGATGTACCTGCGTTCCACTTTTGTATATTGCTTGTCACCTTTTGGAATTCGGCTGATTAACAACTTACCTAGCGGATGTTTTTTTATAATCCACTTGTTATTCATGACCTAAACCTCAGCATTCTCAAAGTTTCTTGGCATTGCCAATACTGATTGCCACGTTGCTTCGTTAATAGTTCCGTGGTCATGCTTGTATGACATCCATTCAAAGAATTTAGGTCCAATTCCGTCCGGGTTATAACCATTTGCAACCGCCGCTAATCTCACTTGCTCTGTAAAAGCGGATAGATCATCAGGTTCAGCCGTTACACCGAACATTTCGAGATATGCATATAACTGCAGCATGAGTTCGCGATTTAACTCATTCGACTCTTTTACTAACGCAAGCTCTTCGTTGTAGTCGTCAACAAGAGAGTTATGCTTGTCTACAAGCGAATGATTTTCAGCGTTTAGCTCATTAATCACACGACCACTAAGCTTGTGCTCAATTACTACCGCCACGATTGCAATAACAATCACTACCGTCGTCGTCATGTTTACGCCTCCAAAAGTGTTTGCTCATTCGCACCATTGATTGCAAACATCAACACTTCATCAGGTTGCCAGTTTTGAACGATACGCATAGCTTCATTAAATTTTGCAATTGGCAAGTCACCATATGATTCAATGTCATAGCGGTCTTTAATGACTCGTTCAAGTTGCTTATACACCGCACTTCGAACCGTCTTAGCTCGATAAGCCGCCCCGTAATATCCGCCCATAACCTCTGCCACACGCTTATTTCGAGCCTTCGTAAATCGACGTCGCATTGAACTAGGCAAGCCCATTTGGTTCTTCAGTTCAGCTAGATCACTTTCAGTTGACGTTTGCCGTTCTTCGATTTGTGCAATTTGCTTTTCTTGTTGAACAAGTTTGTTCGCACTTGCGGCCACAATTTCCATCTCGGTCATTGTTTGCGCTTGATAACCGCCAGTCTTGCGAATGCTTGGCAAAACTTCAGTTGTTACCCAATCTTGGAACCGCTCAGCAGTTTCGTTGTTAGCCTTGATAGCCAACTTGTAGAATTGTGGTTCCGTGATGAAATCGCCTTTCGCAACTTCCTGCGAAATGGAATTTTCATCTTTCCGCACATGTGCGGAAACGTTATTTAGATAGTTATTTACACGCTTCCATTGAACATAAGTGACGCCATTCTTCTCTTGAGTGATGCCCAACCCAATTGCTGCAGTTTCTGCGTCGAACATTACTTGTCCGTTTTCTTCCTTAACCTTCAAGTCGTTGAAGATTTGTACTTCATTTGCCATAATTTGGTCTCCTTTAAATTTGTTATTGTTCAACCGTCTTTAATTTCATGGTTTCCTTCATCGTTACGTTCTCCTTCCGTACTTCTTTCGTTTTGTACAAGTAGACCGTACTTTGATTTAAAAAATAATGTCGTCATAAGCGACATTAAATGATGTGAGTATCTTATCGATATTTCGTTGGGTCGGCGACGACTTGTGATTCTCCCACTTAGCCCATGAAGCTAAGCTAACGCCTATAGCATCAGCCGCTTCTTTTTGAGTCCAACGCTTACCAACACGAAGTTGAGCTAACGTATATCCCATACGTCCGCCTCCTTTCTTAAGGTATGTTTACATTCTAGTACGGATAAATCGTACAGTCAATACTTTTGTTCGAATTAGTAGTACTTTAGTTTTATAATAATAAACAAAAGTAGTTATGAGGACATACAAATGGCTAACGATATCACCGTTGCAGAAAATTTAAAAAGGTTGCGCAAGCAACACGGATACACCCAACAGCAACTTGCTGATATTCTTCACACGGCAAAGTCGACTGTTTCAACTTGGGAACGAGGTGCTGCCAAACCAAGAATGGATGTTGCCAAGGAACTCGCAAACATTTACTCAATTTCTGTAAGCGAGTTGATTGGTGATGCCACAGAAACCAATAGTCCTGAACACATCAACCTAGACGAAGCCCTAAGCAAGCAAGGCGTTGTCATGGAGTTTCAAGGTAAGGAACTGTCAGATAAAGCGAAAAAGAAAATCCTCGACATCTTAAAGATTGTAGATGGTGACGAGGATTAGTGCGTATGGATTTTTCAGAATTAGAAGAACGAATTGACGCGCAAATTAATGCTGCTGGTATCGGAATGATTTACGAGGAACTTGAGCCATACGACCCTGACATTGTATTCATTAGAGAAGGTAAACAACCCCTGATAGTGATTAATGAATTATCTGATACCGAGATACCTGTTGTTGCTCGTAAAGCTCACGAGTTGTCTCACGTATTAGATGGAGATGGTTCAGCCAGAAGCTACACCTTCAGTATCGGTTTTAAAAACAACGCTGAGCGTATCGCTAACCGAGGCATGGTTTGGCGCTTAGCTAAAATTATTTATGAAGACATCCCCTTAGAAAATCGTAATTACTACGACTTTATGAAGTGGTTTAACTTGCCTAGCGGTTTTGAAGCAATTGTCGAGGAGTCCGTACGTCACGCGTGACACAACGTCCAGACAGGATTGACGTTAAAAGCTTAAGGGGTTAATTATGTTTTTGCTATTGCTAATAATCGTTGTGGTAACAATTATCGTATTAGTAAGTAACTCAAAAGAAAAACATTCTAAGTTTGATAAGTTACACGAAAACACGCTATTTGATTTACGCAACGACGGATCTGAAGTTAAGTATTCTTATTACGGTAAGAATAGTGCTATATACGTTAAAAAGGGCGTCCCTACTTTATACGTATTGGATGAAAAGTTTGAACTTAAAGAGTATTCACTCCAAGGCGTTTATCATTTCATCCAGTACAACCACGGACTAATCGAGTTGTTTGAAGTTGATTCTACTAACCCAACCGTTTTGTTAGATAAAGCTCACATAAAAGTAGCGGCTTTTGCCGGTCAACAAAACTTAGATTCATACACATCAGTTCAAGATTTAATTGATTTTTCAGGTTCAAACGTAAAGCAAATAACATGGTCTCATACCATTGAGTACGAAAACGGCACGTTCGACCTTAATTATCGTGAAGGATATTTCTCGTTTGGAACTACTGACGAAATATACACTATGGAATCGGTTGACTCATTTTCATGGAACGTTGGTGCAGAACAACACCATTACACTACTAAAAAGGGGCGTTCAGGTGCCGGAGGCGCTATTGTTGGCGGTTTAACATTTGGAGTTGTTGGTGCGGTTGCTGGAGGTTTAGCTCGTCGTAAATCTGATGAAATTATCGAAGGTAATTCTTATATCGATAGTGCGTACGCAGACTTAGTTATTAACGGTGATTTGCACCGCCTTTGGTTCGTTTCAAAGGAAACTGAAAACTACGATAAAAAAGTTTCTAAGCTGTATGAGCTTGCAAATCTAATGGAAAAACTGCTTCCTGACGTTGAAGAGGATACTAATTCTGTAAATCAAACGTCTCAACACTCTGCGACGTTTGATGACTTGCGTGAGCTAAAGGCACTTCTTGACGACGGAATCATCACACAAGCAGACTTCGACAAGAAGAAAGCCGAGATTTTAGGTTAATATCACCCCGCTTACTTTGCGGGATACATAAAAAGCCACCCGAAGGTGGCATGGAAGGAAAAACGATGACTACTAATCAAATTTACCTGAAATCATTAATGATGGAGCACTTTAGAAAAATTGATGATATTCACCCCAGCTTGCTTTCTGTAGTGCATATGAGTATCGGTACAAACGGAGGTTCAATCACACATGCGAATTAGAAATATTGAAATTGGAAATTTTCGAGCTTTTCAACAACCAACTAAAATTTCTTTGGCAAAGAACGTTACCGTATTAACAGGTCTGAACGGTCTAGGTAAATCAACAGTTCTAGCTCTTCTGGCCAACGCGGCTTTTTTGCCAAACAACGCTGGCGTAAAACCATACCTTCAGGACGCCTTCACCGCGGATTTAGGTGAAGTACTTCAATATGACAACATATCAGAACCATTGGACGAGCAGTCTCCAGATGAAAAACCATTCGCGATAGTGGGGTTTTCTGATAATGTCGCGTACTTAAAAGGCCCCTTAACGCCAACAACAAAAATTAAGTACACTGCTACAAGTACACCCCGTCCACTCAGGAGAGTTGCACACGATCCATATACGTGGCATGAATCTTTCTCTGAATTTGTGGACCCCAAAAAAAGTGAGGAATTTGCAAACCTAACTTTGCCAGACTTATTCACCAAACGACGATACACAAAGGAAGTGCCAAGATTTAGATTTATCCCTACTTGGTATGACGAAAGCGGCGCTCAAAGACGAAGCAAGGTACACTGGCCAACATTATACGTCGGTTTATCAAGAGTCTTTCCAGCAGGGGAAAATATTGAAACAACTCCGAAACAAATTACACCGGACATATATACTGACGAGATGGTCAAACAACATATTAGGATTCTCGGAGAAAAAATAACTCCAGGGAACATTTTTCCCACGTCAGTTACCGGAACAAATTCATCTAAAGTGGGGGTTGGGTTCGAAACAGATGAGTATGGAGCACTTTCCAACTCAAGTGGCCAAGATAATCTTAGTCAATTGCTTCTCGCTGTGCAGTCTTTTGCACGTCTAAAAGATGTTATGGGTGAAAATTATGATGGTGGTTTACTAACTATCGATGAAATCGATGCTACTCTGCACCCCGCAGCTCAAAACTTGCTAATTGATTACTTAGTGAAGCAGTCACAGGAATTAGATTTACAAATTGTTGTGACGACCCATTCCCTATCGTTAATTGAGCATTTTGAGAAATACGTCGATTCATCTGGAAACAACAAAATAATTGAATTGGAACGAGTGAGTCCTTATGCCGAGAATTCAGGCGAGATTGAGGTTGTTGATAATCCCGTCATCTCAAGATATAAAAATGTACTTTTCCAGCGCATGGGAGAGTTAGGACCAACAACACCAAAGGTTAAAGTATTCACCGAAGATGACATTACCCGATACTTCATGCGTAAAATAGTCGAAAAATTCACCGACACGTCAATGAATAAATATGTTAGGGATTTAAACTTTCTTGAAACAAGTATGGGGTATTCTAGTCTATTTATTCTTTTCGACTCTGATCCAGACTATTATCAAAATTCATTAGCAATTGTCGATCCTGATGTAACTAAATCAGATTTGGCTCGGTTTGCACCTTCCCTTATCAATACGATGAAATTCAACGACAAAAATGGAAATATTTTTTCAATACCTGGCACAAAGTCGATTGAGTCGAGCTTAATTGATTACATTATAGATAATCCAGATTCGCCGGTTTGGAATTCGGCTATTTTTAGAAACAATAACATTACTTATGATCTTATGACACAGGACATAAATGACAATCAAATCTATAAAGGTCCAAATAAGCGAGGAAATATTTCTTTCCAACCAAAAAAATGGTATGAAATTAAGCGAAGAGAAGCTGATGTTATTACTGATTATTACCTTGAATCCAACGCCGACGAATTTTCAAATTGGCTCAGTCACGTCAATCATGCCGCCGAACGGCTTCTTAAAAACAATCAAAAATAACTGTGGCCACGATACTCTGTTTCATGTATTCTAATAAAAATGGATTGGAGAAAATCGATATGCCGAATACATTATCGCCACTCAGGTATCCGGGTGGTAAAAAACAACTCTATAATTTTGTGCTTAATACGTTGGAAAAAAATGACATTTCTGGCACTTATATCGAACCATTTTCTGGTGGCGCGGCCATTGCAATTGAGCTGCTATTAAAAAACCACGTGTCCAGAATTGTAATTAATGATTTAGATCCAAGTATTCATGCTGTTTGGGACGCAGTAATTAACGATTCAGAGCATTTGATAGCCAAAATAAATGCAGTTCCTTTCGATTACCAAAAATATAGCACTGAGGATAGCAAAAAACTCATTGAATTTTGGAAAGCAATTAAAAATAAACATGAACTTGTAAAGGAAGATCCAAATTCATTGGATAACGCATTCACAACATTGATGCTTAATAGAATGAACGTAAGTGGGATTATAAGCGGCGGGCCAATTGGCGGGAAAAAGCAAAACGGATTGTATAGATTGAATTCTAGATTTAATAAGATGACCTTGATAACTAAAATCAAGGCGATTTCAGATCGATCAGACGATATCGACTTATTTAATCTTGACGCGAACAACTTGGTTGAAGTTATCAAGGCCAGTCCGTCATATGTACCAAATAACACGTTTATTTTTTTTGATCCGCCATATTATGTTCAGGGTAAAAATTTGTATTTATCATTCATTGATGACAGTCAGCATGCAACTTTGGCAAAAAATATTTTAGCCATGGAAGACTACTTTTGGATTACTACCTACGATAGCGCACCACAAATAGCCGATATTTATAACAGCGCATCAAAGAAATATGCATATTCACTAAATTACACTGCGAACAAGCGAGGAAAATTCAGTGAGTACCTATTCGCTAGTGCTAAAACAAAACTAGCGTTCATAGAAAAAATGGCGGTTATTGCACAATAAAAAAGCGCATCCCCTACATCGCTAAACTCAGGGATACGCTAATCAGTTATTCAACAAAACTAGACCTCTTGAAACGTCTTTTAGTTTTATTTCGATAATTATTATATCAAATAGACCCGGACACGTCTCTAAACTGTCCTATTTTTTAACAGAAAGGTTAGGTTTAAACTAATGGCAAGTATCTACAAGCGCGGCTCGACTTGGACCGCAAATGTTTTCGTCATGAAAGACGGTCAGCGACGGCGTAAAACAAAGTCTGGTTTCCGAACAAAAGCTGAAGCAAACGGCTGGGCAATGCAGACAGAGGCCGATAAAGTCAATCAAACGCTGGTACTACCTAATAAGATTTCGTTTCCAGACGCTTTTGATAACTGGTACCAGACATACAAAGAGCCTACACTTTCGGCAGCTACTAAGCGATGGTATAGGTTCACAAGTGGCGTATTACATGAACGTTTTAATAACGTACGTCTATCGTCAATGGACCGTCAACGTTTTCAGAGTTTCTTAAATGATTTTGGAAAGACGCACGCCATTGAAACAGCTCGCAAAATAAAAATGCACGTTCATCAAATGGCTGAAGCGGCAATCATTGACGAAAAATTATCAAAAGACTTTACTGCTAGTACGAAAGTGACTGGATCAGATGGCAAGTCTTCGGATATGAAGTTCTTAGAGGCCGACGATATGAAAAAACTTGTTGATCATATTAATGAGCGACCAGTTGTAACACGACCAGTTACCGACATGATGATTATAACAGCTCTACACACTGGTGCACGTTATTCAGAAATAGCAGGGTTAACATGGACTGACATTGACTTTGATAACAGCCAAGTATCAATAAACAAGACATGGGACATGGTTAACAAGGAGTTTAAAGGTACAAAGACGAAAGGTTCCAATCGCACCATTGATGTACCGACTGTATTAGTTGAGCAACTGTTAGAGTGGCGTAAAGTACACCCTGAAACATTTTTTGTATTTCAAGGTAAACATGCCTACCCTCCGACAAACAATGCAGCAAACAAGCAATTAGAGCATAATTTGAAGCAAATTGAAGCCGAAAAGATTATTACGTTTCACGGTTTGCGGCACACTCATGCAAGTTGGTTGTTGTCTCAAGGAGTTGATGTGAAATATGTATCCGAAAGACTTGGTCACTCAGGTATCGAAATTACATTATCAACGTACACTCACCTACTTGATCATGAACGAAAAGATGAAGCTCAAAGGTCAGTAAACCTACTAAATAACCTATGA